AACTGTCGAGTCTATTATCTCCGCCCTGGCTACCGCAACATCCGCGAATGGATGCTGCATCCTGACCATGTCTACATTGGACGACGTGACGTGGTGTTTATGAAGGGAGAGCGCTACCCCGCCCGTGATTCCATTTGGACCAATCCCTATCGTGTTGGACGCGATGGGACACGGGAGGATGTTCTCTTTAAGTACGAGGCGCTGATGCGGGCCAAGTTAGCCGCAGATGCAGAGCTACAGACGGAATTGATGCGGCTGGAGGGGAAAGTGCTGGGCTGCTGGTGCGCGCCTGAGCCATGTCACGGACATGTGCTGTTGCGATTGATTGAAGAAGCACAGTCTAAATAAGACAGGTGTCTCCATAGCAATGGACAATACTGTCGAAAATGCAGTGCGTAATGCAGTCATCTTCACGGGAGCACTGCGTACCATTCGTAAAAGCATTCGTTACTTTAAAGAAAATGTGATAGATGTGGCGAAGGGCACAGTCCATATCTTCCTCTGTGTCCAGAACGACACCTATCATCGCAATGAAGACTGGGAGCAGTGGTTCAAAGAGCAGCTGGGTGACCACATTCAGTCCATTGAATGGTTCTCCGTGGAAACCCATCCTGACTGGGTGGCACACCGTGAACGACAGTTGGGCCACTTGTGGCTGGACCATAGCTGGAAGACCTACTTGCGCTCTAGTGGCTCGATGATTGAATACTATCAACTGCAGTTGGCGTACATGGCGATGTGTGAGGCGGAGCAACGGGGAGGATTTCGGTATGACTATGTGATTCGCGCACGTACCGACAGCATTTATGCCAAGCCTGTCGATTTTCACTGGCTGAACTGGTCTGTACAAGAAGTGGCAGCACGGATGGAACGGGTTCGTACCGAGATGCAGTCCGCAAACATCGAAGATTCGGCACGTAACCTGCTCATGTATTTCATGTGTACGATGCTATCGGATGATACACTGCCGAATCTAGCGGCCATTTGGGCCAATTACAGTCCCTGTGAGACCGATCGGATTCTGATGGATGGCTTGTCAGCAAAAGACCTATCGGCAAATGCCTTGCATCAATACATTAAACAGGGGCGCTACATTCTGACCATTCGCAAGAACAATCTGTATATCATTCAACGGTGCCTGTTCCACCTCATCCCGACCCTAGGCACCATGTACGGATTTATGCGATCGCCTGGAGCGGATGATTATTGGTTTAATGCTGAGGGACAGTTTCGAGATGCCTGTTACTATTCATGTGTATCAGTCTTTGATTACAATACCGCGCTGGAAGATAAGTCGGTGCTACCCGCGGACCAGTGGAATGAAAGAGATTTCTTTACGGAGGATGGAGGGATGGCAGTACCGCACATGTTGTTTTGTATGGTTCGCAAATAAGAAGCGTGCTTCTTATTTTGTAGCATCATGTATTCACATGATGGTTCGCAAATAAGAAGCGTGCTTCTTATTTTGTAGCATCATGTATTCACATGATGGTTCGCAAATAAAAAATTGAGGCCATTTGCCCCCCCATTCTAAGATAATACCATAGTACAATGGCGCATGACCCCACCCCTGCGATTCTCACTCATACTGCTGAATTATGTGCCAATGTGCTGTCAGCTATGGAAAATAATATGGTACATCATATCACATCCAATGTAACTGTGGGAGAATATACAGTAACGATTACTCTTACCAAACAAGCAAACCAGGTAGAGCCTGTGGGTGCCAGACAGGTGGAGGGTATGCAAGCGTATACGGCAGCACCATCTGTGTTACGAAAGAGAACGTTTAGCAATATGAAACATGATACGATGATGGATGAACGACAGGTACATCCCAGATATATGCATGATGTTCATTTGTACAATACGTATGGGCATAATTTTGGAAGCGATGCCTATCAGAGCATGTACAGTTAAACACGTGTTCACAAAAAGCCTAAAACCAATAAAAATACATATTATATTTTTATTGGATTTGATGTTGGTTTGTTTTGGTTTATGGATTAGAACCCTTTGAAGATTTTAGTTCCATTGCGCAGCAGCGTATACATACAGTTTTCCTCTTCCTTTTCCTCTTCCTCTTCTTCCTCTTCCTCTTCTTCCTCTTCCTCCTCTTCTACAGCAGACCAGGTACGTTTCTGAGCTTCAAATGCAGGCAGTAGTTGGCGGGCACAGCTCATTGTATCGTCAGACGGAGTTGCGGACTTATCGGACGGATTGCCTGTAGGCTTACGCAATGGCGCATGGCAGAGTGCGTAGGGATTGGATGATGCAAGTGCAGGGTGATTGAAGGGTGTTGCTGGGTTTACAGTCACTGCGTTTACAGTCTCCTCGCTTACAATCGCTGCGCTTACAGTCGCTTTGCTTCTAATCGTAAGCCCATGGTACTCTTCCAACACCCCTCCAAATGTAACGGAAATGCCACACCATTGTTCTTGAACTTCAGACCAGTGCATGTGGGCGACTTCTGCGTTGGATACGAGACCATTGTGTTTGATGGAGGACAGTTCCATTGTATACAGAGGTTGAATCTGCTCGTCTGACATGCACAACAGCTGCTGCATGGATTGGCGAACCGTGCCATTTTTTTGGATAAAGAGGTCTCCGTTTAAATCTTCAAACACAAACTCATACACACTGTTGTAGCGACGAAATACATTGAAATACGCATGACCATGGAAGCGAACAATGGCAATAAAATCCATTTTGTTGACGGGGATGCCATCCAGATAGACCGTGGAGAGTTGGCGGAAGGTGGATTCGCGAGCAGACCAATCAAAAGCAGACATGGGTAGTGGGTTGACTATATTGTGGCAATCGATGTTGTCAATTTTTATATTTTGCATTGCACATTTGCACATTTGCATGTTGTAAGACAGCTTAAAAAAATAAAATACCCTAGTATAGAAATGGGTCTCATCAACAACGACGTCTATATCGCTCCGAACGGTGTGCAGATTACGGGTGCCTACATTTCCTTTGCGACCGAGACGCTCTATTTGCGTCAAGCAGGCGCTGGCTCTTATAACATTAATGCCAACTACCGCATTTACTGGAACCAAGAGTGCCGTGAGACGGGCCTGAGCTTTGTCGATTTGAAGACCGTGTCGGCTTCCGTTCCGTCAAGCGAACTCAGTAGCAATCTGTACAACATTCTGTATGAGGCCCTGAAGGTGATTTATCCGAATACGTCGGATGAAGTGCGGTCTGCACCTGCTGCTCCTATGGCTCCTCCTGTGGCATAGCCTGTGGCTCTTACCGCAGATGCTCTTGCTGTAGGTACGAGACCTGCAGGCGCTAAGCCTGTTGCAGAGTCCCTGTAATAAGTCGTCTCCCGTCTATTTCTATTATTGTCTATCTGCATAGAACATAATAGCAATTCATACAATTGTACTGTATTATACGACTATACTGCGTTATACCTATCTATCATAATTATTCGAAACCATTGGTCGAATGTTGTCTTGTACCGCGCTCGCCACGATATCAGGTAGCCGTTTCTGGTATAACTCTAGATCACGACTGAGATGGGACACTTGACCCATCACAGTTTCAGGAGAATACTCCATGTTCTGGGTGAGATAGACATTAGGAGGTCGAACACGGTCATCTACTTGGTCTCTGTACAGTGTAAAGTCCGCATCTGTCACAATTGTACTGCTTTTATCACAAGAAAATGCAGAGGAAATTACTGTGGTTGGATTACAGGTAGTATCCGTACTCTTCAGTGAAGTACGACTCAAGCATGTGTTGGTAGTAGGACACCACGAGCATCCACTGGCATTGGCACAGGTGTGACATGATGCATAGGCCGCACAATAGTCTGCTAGAAAATTCTCTTTGTAGGCGGTGGACAGGTAGAAAGCAATCACGAGTAGACTGCCCAGTAGGATTGCCACTTTCATCTCTGAGTAAAGCGGCGCTTTTTAAATGTGCGACTACGTTTGCGGTATTTCTTCATACGAATCGAATACAGTTTGACTCGGTTAATGGCCTCTTTCATCATCTCGATGCCTGCATCGACTGGCGTTGCTACATTCGTTAGGGTATTGGTTTGAGCATTCATTAGGGCATTCATCGCTGTATCCTGTTCATTATGAACTATCCTATGTGCATTTTGATGCATGGACAGATACATCATCGTTCGAATCATATCAAGTGGCGAATATGACATGGGGCTTGCAGTCATACCAAATACATCTGCCACATGCAGTGCAAATGGAATTGTATCTAGGTGAGCCTTCTGTAGCACTGATGTAAAAAGGTCGAGCATGGGTATTATCGGTTGCAACGAATGATAGGCAGGTACTTTGTAATAATTGGCTTGTAGTGTATTCTGCAAGTCAATGTGGTCCATATCATCAAAGAAGAAGACATCTTTGGCCATGATACGACGATAAGAGCCGTTTGGTGAAGTTTGTGATAGAATGGTCAACAGTCCATTCCATGTTTTGGGATAGAGATGGGGATACAGTGACCGCTCCTGATTTCGCAACGGATGGTTCCAGTGAATGCACTGTGAAATGAGATGTTTGGACCCTACATGCGCATGAATGACATCCCGCACAAATTCTAGGTTCGGCAGGTACTGATTGTTGCTGTAGATAGTTACACTGGTTACCAGGCCCTTTTTTTTCATGGCATGGAGTTTTTCCATCACGGATAACACCCCTGGTCGTAGGACTCCCAATGGAGTAGCAGACCGTTCTGCAGACAACACATCTTGAACAAAAAGAGCATAGGCCACGTTCGTCTCTAGATCCCCTAATAGAGCAGGGTGTGCATCTCTATTTCGTAGGGCAATAATACAGTAATAAATGAAGGTTACATCTGCCAGGGTGGCATCCAGATCAAAGACGAAGTGAACCATTTCCTGTAGTAGTATCTGATTTTCATTATATGATTGAAACGTGCGTTATCATGACTACTTCGTTACTGCGTTATCAAGACCACTGTTTTATATACCGACTACATATGAAGTATGTGCGTGATGAAACCCACACAGTATCCTTCTGGAATGGTGTACGCCCTCTTCCCCGAGAAATAAACGTACTCAGTTATCATGATAGTATGGCCGAATTTGAGTTACTGTCCATTCTGTGCGCACTACATGGCTTCGTAACTGCCTTTGATATTCTGAGTGGGGCCCATGAAGGCACCGAGAAGGACACAGACATCACTGCCGTCATGACGGCGTTTCAATGCTACATTGCTCCTAAGATGCCACTATCCAATTATTCTAACACAGATAAACGTAAAAAACTAGTCAGTGAACGACAACGTCTGCCCCTATCAAGTGATTCTGCATCTTTCATGTAACATATAAAAAAAATTGACGGGTGTTTTACAATAAAAGATAGAATATCACTCTACGACAGTATGGCCGCTGAAAAGAAAGTAAACGAAGAACCTGAAGTGTGCACCATCTGCTCGGACAAATATACGTCTATCATTCGAAAGCGAGTGGAGTGTCGCTTCTGTCACGTGGCGACCTGCTCCAAGTGCATCGAACAGTACCTGCTCAGTCGTACCGAAGATGCGCACTGTGTGCACTGTCGTGTCAACTACAACGATGCCACCCTGCAGGGCATTTGTACCAAAACATACCTGACCAGCCGCTATTTTAAACATCGTCAGGAGATTCTAATTAATCGCGAAAAAGCCAATTTGCCTAGTCTACAGCCTGCCGCCATGCGGGAAATCAAACAACGTAAAATGGAGGAAATGATTCGGGCGAAGTATCGAGAGATTCAAGAAATGAAAGAGAAACGCGGGGAAGTTATTATTAAATACAGCCAGGTCTGCAATTTGCACTATACGGCACTAAAGGCTGGACAGCAGCCATCAGGCTTTCAACCCGAAATGGACCAACTTCTTCACGAGTCTGAGCAGTATCGTGTTCGTATTCAAGAAAAAATGGTAGAAGTACGGGGGAGTCGCTGGGAGAATACCAATGCCGAGGAAAAAGAGGAAAAAGAGGAAGAGCGGAAGAAGTTCATTCGACGCTGCACCAACAATGGTTGTCAAGGGTTTCTGAGCACTGCCTGGAAATGCGGCATCTGCGAATACTACAGTTGCTCCAAGTGTTTCATGGTCAAAGGGAAGGAGCACGATGTGGCACATGCGTGCAAGCAAGAGGATGTGGACACGGCCGAGCTGATTAAGAAGGATTCAAAGCCGTGCCCAAAATGCGGGGAATTTATTATGAAGTCGTCGGGCTGCTTTGCGGTGGATACACCCATTATGATGTGGAATGGTGGTGTCAAGTTGTCCCAGCACATTGCGGAAGGCGATGAACTGGTGGGCGATGATAGCGTAAAACGCACGGTGTTGGGAACAGTGTCAGGTGAGGACATGATGTATGAGGTGACACAGCGACTTAATCTCGCTTCTGTTCAAGAAAACATTCCAGAACACCTGCAATTTATCAATGGTACTACGTATCAAGTGAATTCAAAGCATACTCTTGTACTATACCAAATTACTACATCGAAGGTGATTGAAATTCTAGTGGAAGACTATGTAGCATTGCCTGCCTATTTTAAAAAAGAACTGCTGGGGATTCGTTATGGTCGCTATGTATCCTATACCACCCTCTCTGTCAAACCATTGTACATGGGAACATACTTTGGATGGAGTGTAGATGGAAATAAGAGATTCTTACATTCGGATGGTACATTGCTTCGAAACTGCGACCAAATGTATTGTGTCTGCTGTCAAACCCCGTTTTCTTGGAACACGGGTAAAATCGTCACCTCGGGTCCCATCCATAACCCCCACTACTACGAATGGATGAAGCGCACAGGGGGTGCCGCCCCACGAAACCCCGCGGATGTCCCCTGTGGGGGCTTCCCTGACCGATGGCAGATTGTACCCTTCCCTCGCGGCCTGAGTGGTCACGTGTCCAATATCTTCTACGAATTTCATCGCATCTCCCAGGAACTGCAGGATATCTCGACGCGGAATTATCGTAGCCACATGGATATTACTAATACCAATCATATCAATGTTCGATTCCTGACAGGTGATTATGATGAAAAGAAATGGGGACAGCTGCTGGCGCTAAATGAGAAACGGCGGAAACGCGATGCGGAAATTCAGGAGGTCTTTGTGGCCTTTCGCATGGTAGCCGTGGACATCATGAACCAGGTTCAAAACTATTCTGATAATACCTATTCGCAGTTTGGGAAATTACCTGTGACTATCGCTGAGAAATTCTTATTGGAGTTGGATGTACAAATTCAAGGGCTGTTTACCATGATTAATGATGCCATTCGTCTGGTGAGTGTGACCCATAATCAGAGTGTGCCTTACATTCGTTCCATTCAGTGCCAGGATACGCGGATGAATTTCTATAGCATTGCGACCAAGAACTTTGCGGGGGAGACACGGAAGAAACGGGGGTCTACTGCAGAGGATGAAGATAAGGACGAAGATAAGGATGAAGATGTAGTCACTGCTTCGACTGTAGTCACTGCTTCCAATGCCGCTGCAGCTGCGCTAGAAAATGATGTAGTTCTACCTCATCGTGCCTTACAGATTCGACGGGAATACCTCAATGAACTAGAGGATGAAACAGAGGATGCGGTGCTACAACAAGCATTACTGGCGAGTATACAAACTCGTTAGCGAGTTTGCAACCAAGCATTACTGGTTCGTAACCAAGCATTACTGCATTCAAATCTCCTACCCTACTAGATGCAATACGATACCATCATCATTGGTGCTGGTATCGCAGGATTACGGGTCGGCATTGAACTACTAAAAAAAAAAAAGAACACGAAGGCAGCATACCATTGTTGCATTCTGGAAAAATACAAATACAACGGTGGACGTGTGACTACCTATCACACCCATCTTAAAAAAATAGGGGAAGTGCAATGGGAAAACGGGGCAGGTCGCATCGCGACCTCTCATACACGTGTACTCGGATTACTAAAAAAATATGGACTGCATACTGTGCCACTGTCTTCTGATTCAGCATATGAACGAAGTCCGAATCAGTTTACAGCACTGCTGCCTATTTTTTTAGAACCACTGTCTTCCTTATCGCCTACTATTCTACAACAGCATACCTTGAAACAATTGCTTACCATGGTCTGGGGGTCTCATGCCACACAATTCTACCTCCAATTTCCTTATTATTCGGAAATCCATGTACTGCGAGCGGATGTCGCATTAAAGGCTTTTCAACATGAAATGCACAGTAATGCAGGGTTTGTGGTGTGTCAGGAAGGACTATCTGCCTTGATACAGTCGATGGTCGAAGAATTCGAGGGGCTGGGGGGTGTTATCCAGCAGGACTGGACCGTGACTCGGATGTACAAGGATAATGATGGGATGTGTATTCAAGGTAGTCACGCGAAACAACGACAGCAGCTTCGATGTCACACCTGTATCCTGGCACTGCATTCGGTCGCCGTGCAACACATCAAAGGCGTAAACCATATGCCTGTCTTACAGCATCTGACCATGCAACCACTGTTACGTATCTATGCGGTGTTTCCTGTCAAGCAGGGTCGAAGCTGGTTCTCTAAACTACCGAAGACGGTGACGAGTGGGCCACTGCGGTATATCATTCCTGTGAACGCGGCAAAAGGCATTATTATGATTTCGTATACAGAGGGGAAAGACGCATTATACTGGTGTAACCAGTCAAGGTTACAACAGTCAAGGTTACAACAGTCAAGGTTACAACAACCAACAGTCGAGCAGAGCATTATGAAAGAGGTACGCGCCCTCTACCCAGACATCAACATTCCTGACCCCATCTTTTTTAAGATGCACCCCTGGTCGGCAGGAACCACCTATTGGCGGCCTGGAGCCTATTCGGTCGAAGAAGCCAGTCGGCAGGCATTGCATCCCTTACCCCGCGAATTCCCACGTCTATTTATGTGTGGGGAATCCTTTGCGGTCCATCAGGCGTGGATGGAGAGCGCAGTAGCGCATGCGGATTTGCTGATGGAGACGCATTCCTTATAGTAGTACGTAATAACAACCTAAATATCGCCATCGATTCTTACTACAGGATGTGTGGGATTTGGGCGTTGATTCCACTGGCTGGACAGAAGGCCACGTATGCCTGGTTTGAGGATTTTTACCAATTGAAACATCGCGGACCGGATCACAGCTCCTTCGAGGTCTATCAACAGGTGGCACTCGGTTTCCATCGGTTGGCCATTATCGACGACCGTGCCGCGGCCAATCAGCCCTTTGTCCTCGAAGAAGATGCGGGTACCGTGATATGCGTGTGCAATGGCGAGATTTACAACTGGAAAGAATTGGCAGCGCTCTATCACTTGTCCTCGGTGCAGAGCGACTGCCGCGTCATTCCCGAGATTTACATACAACTGCGGCAGGCGGATAGGCTCCACGAATTCTTTCATGTCATCAAGAATGAAGTACAGGGTGAATTTGCCTTTGTACTCTTCGATTTCGATGCACTAAAGAATCTGAGAAAAGTGGTAGTCGCACGCGATGAAATTGGAGTGCGACCCCTGTACTACAATCCTCACGGGGTTGAACAAGGGTCACTCCTCTTTACCTCGGAGCTCAAAGGGGCACTGCAGTACAAGGGAGAGGTGGTCGAATTCCCACCTGGTCATCTGCAGACGTATACGTTGGGTCTACTAGGGTCCGTTAAGGTCAACGACTATGATTTCTCCACGGTCTATACCTCCCATCGATACTTCGATGGCGACCTGGCCTATTTCCATAAAACCCTGCCCGCGCCTGAAGAGAAGACGGCGCAGGAACTACTGCAGATGGTACAGACATCTGTGGTGGCCTCGGTGGAACGGCGGCTGGCCGCCGATAAACCCTTTGCCTTTCTCCTGTCAGGTGGCGTGGATTCCAGTCTGGTGGCGGCCTTGTCTGCCCGCCTCCTCGGTAAGCCCATTCGTACCTTTTGCTGCGGGATGAAGGAAGGGACGGACTTGTTATATGCGCGAAAGGTGGCGGCACACATTGGCTCACAACATACGGAGGTGTTTTTTACGCCAGCAGAGGGTCTGGCGGCCATCCCTGCGGTCATTCGCACCATTGAATCATGGGATACGACGACAGTGCGCGCCTCAGTAGGACAGTATCTGGTTTCCAAGTTCATCGGTACGCGTACAGACTGCAAAGTGGTGATGGTAGGCGAAGGCCCAGATGAAGTCTGCTCTTCCTACTTGTTTAATTGGTACGCGCCAAACGGGGAGGCACTGGACCGCGCGGCAAAGACCTATGTGGCCGACATTCACTACTATGATGTCAAACGGGCAGACCGTTGTATGGCGGCCTGGGGCCTTGAAGGCCGTGTACCGCTGTTGGACCCTGAATTCATTAAAGCGTATTGGACCATTCCAGCGGAGCAGCGAATGCCTACGTACAAGGGTGTGGAAAAGTGGTGGCTACGTGAGGCCTTTGCAAACACGGGGCTACTGCCTGACGAAGTTCTATGGCGCAAGAAAGAGGCCTTTTCGGATGGCGTCTCGGGGGAAATCTCGTGGTACCAGCTGATTCAGACATGGGTAGAGGACCAAGTGACGGAGGAAGAGCTGCAAGGGGCGGCGATTAAGTATCCGTACTGCACACCGACGACGAAGGAGGCGTACTACTATCGACGGGTGTTCTGCGAGGTATTTGGAGAGCATCGGCAGGAGGTCATTCCTGGCTATTGGCAGCCGCGGTGGACGGCGGATGGACAGGAGGTGACGGGTTATGTGGACCCGTCGGCACGAGTGCTCGATGTCTATACGCAGTCTGAATGACAGCATAAAACCAAAGAAAATAATAACGACAGTATGACAACCGTAACAACAGCGTCATTAAGTAAACCCATGAATTTAACTATTCATGTCGAGGAAGAATGGTTTGATGCCAGTTTGGAAGCGAAGCTTCATAAGAAAATCGATGTGCTACAGGACCTTGTTCATCAACAGTTGAGACTTCTTCAGACCCTGCGCGAAGAAGTGCGGCAATTAAAAGAACTTCATTCCACCCATCGTACCTCTGCTACCCAGCAGGATCGAACCAATGAGCTACTCGAAGAATTGAAAGTGTTAAAACAGCGCGAGCTCAATATGATGCTGCGTGAAAAAAAACCCACCCCTTTTATTTCTTCCCATCAGCTCTTGCCTGTTTCTAGTTTTCCCTATATCAAGAAGAATACACCTACGAATTTATAAATCCACAATCGCCCTCATCTCTTCTTCTAGGACTCTATCCCCTTTTTGATAGCCCATCTTAAACCGTGTACACCACTGCGTAAGATAGTCTATGTATTGATTGTAAAAGGCATGGCGGTCTTCTTCACCGCTCTTGATAAAATACCATTCAATGTCTTTCAGGATGGAATAGCGCGTATCCCGCATGGGGAGAAAGTTAGCACAGAAGAAACACAGTGTGCCCTTGGACCATGATGTAAGATAGGTTAGATGGCAAATGCGACAGGTGGTATGCGTGTGTTTCACGGCAAATAACGCGGCTGCCATGGATTGCATCGATGGCACGGATTGCATCGATGGCGCAGTACCCATGGACATCGTTTCTGACCCATGTTGGAGCATGGATGCTATCAATTTTTAAAGCTGCCAAAGGCAGTGACATGCCGCGCAGCAGCACGTAAAGAGACCTATGGTCACGGCACGTAAAGTTGCCAGAGGCACGTAAAGCGACCTCTTACATTTATATCCTCCATCCAGATAGAGATGGATACCCACTTCATACTAAGTATCTTTCATCTATTGCTTATCGTTCCTCTCTTTCTCTTTGTAGGATTCCAGCGTGCTGCCACGAGTACCTGGTTGTACATGGCAATGTTTGCAATTGGCACGGTCATCTTGGTCTTTCATGGCTACAAACTGGTAGTACGGATGATGAGCCAATCGAGCTATGTATGGGTCAACGCCATTCATGTTCTTCTTATCGGGCCATTGCTTCTCTACATTGGCTATCACAAGAAGAATACCCCGCGGTTTGCCTATGAACTATTACTGATGTTAGGCTTTGCTGCGGCAGGATACCACTTGTTCTCACTTATTAAGGCACTCAATGTGGACTATGAATATGAAAGGGAGACGCAAACCTCCCCCTAACCCCCTGTTAGATGATATCTGTGACGCAAGCCTATAAAATTGAATATAAACAGGTCGACCTTAAAGATAACACAGTAGACCATGTCTCATTACTATACAAACGATGAATGCGATGACTGCCACTATTATGTGCGACAAGTCTTCGAACCTACTGCCTGGCACTGTATTCAGTGCGACATGCACGAGTTGGAGGGAATGGTGTGGAATCGGTACGAGCTGTCATGTGGCCATGAAGTCCATGTACGATGCTATCGTACCTGGTGCAAAACCATGGAGAAGGTCGGTTGTGTACAGTGTGGTCTTTTAGAAAAAACCGAGGAAAACAAGTTCTGCACAGCATGCGATGAATTTCATCACAGTACCTCGTATCATGCGATTCAATAAATATACATATATTATTACAAAACAAAAACCAATAAAAACACTAGTGTATTTTTATTGGGTTTTTAATGGCATATGCTCTGTATGTTTCCTATACTTCGTATTCTCCTTATGCAAGTAATTCTTTTACTGTCTTATATTTATCATCGGATGTATCAAACGCAATGCACCCTTTACAGTGATAATAAAATCCACAACTGGATGAAAACTCTTTTTCACACTCGTAACATGTAGTCACTTTACGCTCCTGGTCATATATCATAATCTCCCCAATTTCTTCTTGAAAGTGCAAGCGTAATACATGAATCACCAGATTACCTTTGGTGAGCGCATGAAATTTACAGTCATCAAACGGACAACTGTGCTTTTTATTAACGGTGTCCACTAGTTCAGGATGCTTTGAACGAATATGGAGGTCCAGGGTCTGCTTCTGTAGAAACCCTTTCTTACACGATTTACACACATGCTGCAGTTCTTCCAGGTGTTTCTTCATGTGATAGTGCATGGAATTCTGGCGATTCTTTGTAACACCACAGTCAGGGCAGACAAACAGTCCTTCTTCGTTTTTCTGATAGGTAAATGGCATTTGTATAGGGCTTACAGAGTGTAACGCGGTCTCTGCTATTAAAAATGGGGTGGCCATTTTCAATTTTTATTTTATAGATTTTAGGGTTTAAGCTGTCCTTTGGTGGAAGATGTCCTTTGTGTATGGGATTGGTTACGGTATTATTTTTGAGCTTATAATTGTTGCATCCGCTCCATAATGCGCAACATGTCGGCATCCTGTTCAATATTTCCTACCATCTCGTCGTCCTCACTATCTTCCATCAGATAGAACATGCTGTAATATTTCCACATGCACTGAATATAATCAATGACCACCTGGTACGTTGGCAGGTCGAACTGGGAATGCCCCGCCCATTCATCCATAAGTCTACGGAGCATCTGTTGAATCTGGAGAGATGTGGTATGGATGTAGCTGTCTTTATGGATGTACTTTCGGTTCAGGTCTTCCCAATTTAAGCCATGGTAGGCATAAATCTTGTCAATTCGCGCATCAAACCAGTCGGCAGGAGGCATGAATTCGTTTTGCATGATGAAATGGATTTCGCGTTGCAAGATGTCGAGCTGGGCGGCATTGGGGTATTCTTCCAGGTTTTGGATTTCGTGGTAGAGTTTTTCATCCATCATGTTTGAGTTGTCGATTCGATGGGCAGAGCGGGGGTTCAATTTTTATTGGGTGTAAAATAACTGCACTGTTTCTATTGTTTTATTGGTTACATTATCTATCCAATACTGATTTATGTAGGCAACATATACATATAACTACAAAGTATATGTACGGTATAGAAACATTCTACGGGCTGAATTATGTGTTTATAAAAAATATTTATAAATATTAGAAATATGCCTCTTAAAATGAAACGTATTGGATCGAAAGCAGAAGTATGGCATTCTACGTGCCTTTTCACGCCAGGCGGTCTTACTAAGAAAGACCTCATGAAGCACAATGGTCGTATCATCTCCCGTAAGAAACACGCCCTTGGCAAGAAGGCCATCAAGCACCTCTTCGCCCTTGGCTACAAGCCCAAGAAGGGTGCCTTTACACTGATGCGTAAGTCAATGTCTAAGGTGAAGCCGACTAAGAGTAAGAGCAGTAAGAAAGCCAAAGGCACCCGCCGCCATTCACGCAAGCACCGTGGTGGCGCGGATAGCATCTTTGGCGTCGTCGACCCCGCAGTCATGAATGATGCCTCGAATAACAAGTTGTAAACGGCTATCTTGATGTAACTGCTATCTTGATAGCAGTTGTTCCCCCATCCACCCCAGTAGCTCCGCCATGTGCTTGTTTGACAGTCCATCCCCCTGACGAGCCACAGGGTCATACCAGAACATACTGCCATTCGCCTCTTCCTCCACTTTGGTCCAAGCCAGCCCCGCCGCCGCAATCCGCAACTCCTGCACAATCTCCTTGTGCTCCTTTTGCGAATACGTAGCTCGGTAGACACTTTGTAGGGCCTTATGGGCATACTCTGCATAGCTCGATGCCACTTCTTCCATCGGCGCAAAGAAGATAGCATCGTACGGTCGTAGTTGTGAGACGGAGGTGGACGTAATATTGACAAACGTGGTGGCACGGGTCACCTTGGCCCACAGACCATCTGGAATCGCCACATCTTCACTTACCACCAACAACGGTTTAGGGGCATACGTGAGATAGGTGAGAATCATCGTCCAATCAGCTGCATCTTTGACTTGGAACATGGCATCATACTGCATGGGTAAATACTTACTCAGACAGAATGCCGTATTGGACAGGAGGATTTTCTTCTTAAACGGGTCGCGGAGCTTTTGAATGGAATCGAGAATGGGGGGGTATTTGTTTTTGGGAAATGGGCCTTGACACAAAATACGAGCACTGTGGAGGCTGGTATTAAATGCTTCGAGGCTAATAGTATCCATTTCTTTCAAGAGAGAACATATACCCGTAGCAATAAACGCATTATACTAGATATAAATAGGAATACATCAAATGAACTCCTATTTGTATCTCAAAACCGCTCTAATGCTTTTCTGCATTGACCTGGCCTGGATTGCTACGGGTGGCATCTACGCCAGACACATGACCGAAAAGATTCAAGGCAAGGCACTGTCGATTCGCTACGTGAGCGCGGCCCTGGTCTATCCCGTGCTCGCCTACATGCTACTTGAAACCACGACCTATATGCAGGCATTTCTCTATGGAGCCTGTATTTATGCCGTGTATGATTTGACCAGTCTGACTGTCTATGAGGATTATGATTGGAAGTTTGCGGTGGCCGATGTGTTGTGGGGGGGCACACTGTTTGTGTTTACGAGGTATTTGTTGAAACATCGGGTTTTTTAAAGCGTAGCGACATTACAGGCACGAGCACACGCATCGATTGTCATACGCAGCCAGCAACAGTTGAATCAGATGCAATGTGGAGACCACGAGAAACATCCCCGTGATTTCAAAGGGAACTTCAAGTTTGGTACGGGTGTTCTCTTCCTCCTCTTTCTCTTCCTCTTCGTCCTCTTCATCCTCCGCATCTTCGTCTGACGTATCGTCTTCCGTCGTCTCCTCTGCATCGGTCATCGTTGCATCCTCGGACTCAGACTCCTTTGAATCGGACTCAGACTCCTTTGAATCGGACTCAGACTCCTTTTGACATGATGTCGAATTTGGCAGACAGCCGCAGCATTCACAACATTGGCCGCAGGCCAAGCATTCACACACATAACAACAATCGTCGTCCTCTTTTTTGTCTTCTGTCGATGACTTGTTACACAGTGTAGTACAGTTACACTCTTTCTTGCAGTTCTCACAGCGCTGCGTCGTGCATTCGAGACATGATTCACAGCGGTGACACAGTGATTGGTCCTTCGTTTGATCCGTTGATTGGTCCTTCGTTTGGTCCGTTGATTGGTCCTTCGTTTGGTCCTTCGTTTGGTCAGCGGATAGATTCGTGGATTGATTGCCCATGTTTTCAGACATTTCTTGCTATCTTACTGTATCAGTAAATGTTTTAAGCCGCTTTAGGGGGACCTCCGCCTTTGGCGGCCTCCCCCTTACCCCCTGTTTGGATGTATCTGGTGCATCCAGACAGGCGAGATACATCTAAATAGGGGGCCCCCCCCTTACCCCCTATTTAGATGTATCTGGTGCATCCAGACAGGCGAGATACATCTAAATAGGGGGACCCCCCCCCTTACCCCCTATTTAGATGTATCTGGTGCATCCAGACAGGCGAGACACATCTAGACAGGGGAGACATATCTAGACAAGGGAGGTCCCCCTAAAAAATTGATGCCAATGATGTAGCGAGAGAACGTCAAACCATGGACATCGTCTTCACAGGAAACTATACTGCCAAGAAGACCCATATTGTGCACAAGGCTCTGAGATCTGGCTACAAGCTGCACCTCGGTACCGAATGCAATGACGGTCGTCCTATCACAGCTTCCTGGCGCTACCAACAGGCTGTCGCTCTCGGCATTCCCATCGTTCGACAGCGGCCCTTGGTCGTATTAACCGCATCTGTAAAAAAAGAACTCATCACCACCCGCTATCAGCCTGCCACCGTCAACGACATCCTCGGACACAAAGAACAGATTCAGGTGATTCGACGATGGATGACTGAATGGAAACCCGTTCACGAGAGAAAAGGACTTCTCATCACAGGCCCACCAGGCATCGGCAAGACCACCACTGTGCATTTGATAGCGAAAGAGCTCGGCTACCAGGTGACTGAATACAATGCCTCGGATACGCGCTCCGTGTCTATGCTCAAAGGGCTCATGGCCCTCGGTATGCGTCGTCTCCAATCCGAAATCATCGTCATGGACGAAGTGGACGGACTGGTAGGCGGGAAAGAGCGCGGCTCCGTGGGGGAGCTCGCCGCCCTGATTCGGCAGTCGCCGACCCCCATTGTCTGCATTGCCAATACCAGGAGTCCCAAGCTCACACCCCTGGTCTCGGCCTGCCTCGACATCAAATTCCAGCGACCCATGAAATCCACCATTGCTGCAGGTCTGATGCCTGTGGTCGTGGCCGAGGGACTGTCGATGACCAAGGCGGATCTGGAGCAACTGTGTGAGAAGAGTGGCAATGACATTCGGTCCATTCTGAATACACTGGACTTCTTTGAAGATGAAGCAAATACGGCAGTCTGTAAAGATGCTACGCAACGGCTGGACCTCTTCTCAGCCACCCAACGATTAATAAGTGCCAAGACGCTGCCCATCGTAGCCGCAGAGGATTTGGTCTACGTGGATTATCACATGGTACCGCTGATGGTACAAGAGGCGTATGCGGCAGCGGCGACGACCATCGATGAATTGGAGCGCGCCGCGGCGCTCCTGTCCGAAGGCGACCTGATGAGCACAACCCTGTGGCGAACCCACGATTGGAGTCTTTTGCCCGCCGTTATCACTAACACTGTGACCGTGACGAAGACCGTTTCAGGTCCCGCCCCGTTTCAACTCTTCCCCCAGTTCCTCGGGAAGAATTCGAAGCGCTTGAAACAAGAGCGATGGATACAGGCGTTGGCCAAGAAGATGCGATGCTCAGCGGCGACCATGCGACTAGACTATGCAGGCACCCTTCGCCCATTGTTGTTGTCCTTGTTGCAAGGAGGCGATGTGAAAGGGCTAATTGGGCGACTAGAGGGACTTGGGCTAACACGAGACGACTTGATGGAGACACTGTGCGAGGTATCATTGGACAAGGTGCAGGAGATTCCGACAAAAGTGAAGAGTGCATTTACACGGGAATGGAACAAGGGGCATGGAGACATGATTACCGAGGGGAAAAAGAAGCGGAGTGTGCGAATGGATTCGGACGAGGATTCAGAGGAAATGGATTCAGAGGAAGAGGTAGAAATGTAATAAAATTAAATCTATAGTATAGAATGCATATACATTTGTTTAGTGCAGATGCAAATAATTTACTATATAGTAGAAGAAATGAAAATGGAGTGATAGTCGGACCACGAACTATAGATACAAACATACACATTTTATCAGATATACAGTTACAGTCTAGATTTTTTGCAGATATCATAAAAGATTCACAAGCAGGCACGCGTGTGGGTAATATCATACAACATTTGATGCAATGTTATCCTGTACAAGGGAATGCAGGAATTATTCCAAATGGAATTACTCAATATAAAAATGCATTGTTAGGGTTAGAACACGCCATATTTACAGATGCAGAAATTATAAACAAGGTTACAAACCTAACTAATATTTTAAAAACGAGTACTGTTGGTAGTAATACAAAAATATCATATGCAGAAAATGTCTTTTGGGAAAGTGGATTTGGTACTGACAGTATATGTGCAGCTAATAATATCATACGCGTAGGGACACCTGCTGCTAAAATGGACCCATTGCCAAAAGAAAAATATACTATGTATTTTCCTCAACCTGGTACTGCAATTGAATTTAATCCATCGTTTACTCAGAGACTTGGTTTTATAAATACAGTATGGCAAATCGATGGAGCTTCTAATGTTAGAATTCGATATGGTCAACTACCAGGATATACTATCACTGCAGATGTTGGTGAGAATATAACAAAACCAATGTTAAGTGAAACAGAATTTGGGGGCTACATATTGGGAAATAATGAAAAAAATCAGATAATTGCAGATTTACCAGTGAATAATGATAATTGCAATGAATTTATTAAACTTGTAGAAACAAAGGAATTAGGCGATGTTGCACAAGTATGGTTATATTTAGCATATATTATTCATAATAATCTAGTTAATGATAGAATAAGAGCAGTAATGATAACAACCGATAGTGTGGTGTATTTGTTTTGTGTATTATTAAATTTATCATGTGTATACACTGGTTCGAGGGAAGGTGTATTATCTGGCCACTGTACACTAAAACATTATTTAGCTGGCCAACCAAATTTTAGTAATAAGATTCAAACAATGATAAAAGTACATTATGATAGAATTGAGGCACATAATAATGCAATTAAATTTGGATTACGAATTATGACTAATGATTTTAATAATTTTGAATACTATAGGAGTGGTAGAGGTAATGACCTTGTAAAAACATACGGAAATACTAAAATGATTCCTAGAATAAAAGAGAGGGTAGTCGCATTATTTAATGAAATAATACAGGAGATTGAAGCTCAAACTGTGCGCGCGAATAATGCATTTATTCAATTTCGTGATAGGGCTGCCATAAATGATGCAGATGTATCTGATATATTTAATAATTTTTGTCAACTCGTTAATGTAGAAAAATGTGAACAATATATCACAAAATTATCTTCTAAAAAATATATTTTGCAACCAAGTACATTATTAAATCGTTTCGCAGCTATTGTAGCTGATGTGGATATTCAGATTCCAAATACTATACAGGGAATTATTGCGCGTTCAGAATATGTTACAGCAGATATAGGAATACAACAGGGTGGTATAAGACAGAAAAGATATTTAAAAGGAGGTGATATAAAAAGTAGAGATAAACTAAATACAGAAATTTACTACTATGAATTTCTATTATTATGGTATGTTTCTCATATAATTATAACTAGAAATGGAGGAACAAATATTGAACACTATACTAGGATAAAACGTTTTTTAGCGAATGAAAATAAGCGTAGTATATTTGCACTAGTATATGATAATACGATATATAGTATTAACTATGATACAATTCTAATAAATGATAATCTAGATAATAGGTTTAGAGATATATTATATTCAACAACAGATGATGAAATTATAGAATATGGTAGAGAATTATCGAAATATATATATTTTGCAGACGATAAAGATATTGAAGAAGCAGCATTATCAGTTGAATTAAAAACATCTGAAATTCAACGAAATATGTTGCCTGCCTTTCAACAGTATCAAATTGAACATCCAGTACGCATAGTTCCACCCATTGCATCAGCAAATACTCGGGCGCAAGCACCGCACCCTGTTCGAGAATCAGTAAAACCACAAGGAATATATGGTAATAATGCACGCAGGTCTCGTATAGGTACAATGTTAAATCGACGTGCATTACGTAGAGAAACAAATAAAGCTAGTCGCCAGTCAACTCGAAACGCTGCACAAGGTGCCAATGTTAATATGGGTGGACGCGGTATGCCACGCCGTCATAAACCCAAACACCACCGTCGCACCCATAAAAAACACCATAAACGTCGCACCCATAAAAAATCCTCTAGATAAACGGATAATAACCCGTTATAACCCATTATAACCCGTTATAACCCGTTATAACCCGTTATAACCCGTTAGATAAACGGGTTATGCGCCCACTGCAGTAACGCCTGACGCTGTATCGGTCGACAATTCACATCCCCCTTCTTACAGTTGGCTTTGATTTGTCCCGCGTGTCTCTTAAACGCTTTCCATCGTTTGATTTGTACTTGGTCCAAGGGAGGATTTCGATATCCTAGAAAGTAGGAACAATACCATTGAAACCAGCCGCGTATCGCAGGATTGGCCTTCGGATCCGACAGTAACGGATACTGTTTGGCGACGATTCCTTCATCGTTCGGTACCCATCCATAGGCTTCCCATTCATGCAGTGGCAAACGGGATTTCACCCCAAAGCAATTGAGTTCAGGATTGGCCTTCTCGGGAGACAGCTTCCCTTCTTTAATAGCCTTGAGAAACCACTCTTTGGGAAATTCCAGAACACAGTCATTCATGTACTTACCCTCGAAGGCGCCCAGTGCCAATATTTCAGCGGGGGTAAAATAGGGCTCAAACTCGGGGTCGAAATTTTTGCCAGGGTTTTCGGTGAGAACATAGGAGTAGCCCTGTTGCATCTTATTGTAGACATGGATACGGGTGCCTTTTTTATAGGCGGAGAGAGGATTGCCCTTTTCTTTGAGGAGGGTACACATGTCATCAGTGGATTTTATCTGCAAGACTCGCTTGTCTTTGAAGTGCATCTACTCTAGGATGATATACAGTGAATACTTCGTTTACAGCAAATACTTCTTTATACTTCGTTATACTTCGTTATACTTCGTTATACTTCGTTATAC